GTCTGGACTCGCACCATCAGCCAACCCGTGTTTTGGGCCGGCCACAAACGTGTCTAGGGCGGGGGCTGTTAACCGCAAGCAGCGGAGTAGTTCTCTACCAGCGAGCGTCGCACGCTGTTGCGGTGCACCCTCTTATGCACCGTGGCAATGTTTTTGTATTTTGTAATTTTTCCCCCTTCACACAACCTGCAACATGCAAGCGCCAACCATCGTGGGATTTCCCCCTCCACTGTAGGTCGGCACTGCTTGAATCGAGATGTTGTCCGTGCCATTGCACTGCACCACCGTCGAGACGTTCAAAGTCAACGTCGTAAACGTGGCAGTAGCATAGGCCATGGAAGTATACGCATCTGGGTTCAGGACTGCACCATTCTTGTAAATGTACACCTGAAACACCGTATTCGCAGAGCTCCCAAAAATGCACTGCACTCGAGCGTCCACCTTATAGTTGCCGGCCGGTGGCACAATGGACCCGGCGGTATTCACCGCACCGAGCCCATTGGCTACCGCTGTTGCCAGCAACATCTGATAAGGGGCCGCTGAGCCGGCGGCATCCACCTCGCCTGCATTAGGCGATTGGAATTGAGCCACCGTAGCATCATCGGACAACAACCCTGTTGGGTTGAGCAATGTTGGCAGTTCGAGCTTGAACTTGTACCGGATCCTGAGCTCTCCCAGCTTCGTCGTTCCGGACTGCCCGATGGCCGCCACGTAGAGATTCCCTCCATCGTACAGCCGAATGTCCGCTCCAGCCGGCTTTGGGCCGTTGCGGATATACTTCGGATCAGCCCGGTTCAGCAACCGGGGAATGAGCTTGAGTGAGAAGTCCTCACAGGGCATGGCACTGGCCGAATGCATATCGGCCAACTGCTGTTTCGTCGTCGGCGCATCATTGGCAGCATTGTAGTCCATCGCCAGGTACACCTTTCCGGTGGACCCGTCAGTGGCAAACTCGCTCACCTCATGCAGCACGTACGGAATCGCAGAAATGCACTTCCAGTTTGTCCACTTATTGGCCTCGGCAGCACCAAGGGGGAACAGACTGGCCTGCCCCGGGTTAAACGCGTACTTCGTGACAACGACATTACCAGTCCCATTGGAACCGACAATGTCCGTCACAAACTCGTCCTTCTCCAGGATGTCGTCCAGCTCCGGAACCGCATGCTGAAGCACAGTTGACTGGTCTCCCTTGGCCATGGATCCGGGACCACGTTGTTTGTGGGTCATCCCGATTCCGCCTTGGTTTCCCATCTTCTGCGGCTTGTTCTGCTTGTTCCGCTGCGGGGGGAGGTCCTGCGGGGGCCTCCGTTTGGGTTGCTTGCTTCTCTTTGTCGGCGGCATCGCTAACTCGGCGTCGACAAGCACAAAAGATTCTGTACTCAACTGACACCTCGAAAGTTTCCTTAGTGACTGAAAGCATGCAGCAACAGTTTCGGTCGCGACGTCTATCCACTTATATAGCGCCTGCGGGCTGACCAAACCCACGGACATCGCGCTACTCGCCGCCCGGTCCAAGGCCAGGTCGACGTCGAAAAGAGCCGTGATTGCTGGGATTTCTACCAACCACGGTAGGGCGGTGATGGCAGCCATTGACGACTCCACCATTCCATGCTCAGCCTGACCCAATCCGTACCGATGCTGAAACCACTCCCACGTGTCTTCACACGGTGGGGGCACCATTTCCGATGCCTTGTAGTGCATATTGTACTTGTAGTCATCCGGGAGGTCTTCCTCTCCGGCACCCACTAAGCTTGATACTCGCCCTATAACGGGACCAATGAACGGAACGTTGATGTACACAGAAAACTGATGCACAATCGCACGCACTTGCTCAATGGTTCGCGGTGAACTGACCGAAAGACCGAACCTGGCCAAAAACTTGCCCGGTAACGGTATGCACCACCAGTGACCTCTTACTGGCACGAGAAGACTCGAACAAAAGTCCCCGCGCAATGGGTCCCAGTGGACTTGAACATCAGACTTGATTCCCATCTGCTTCCAGCCCTCCTCCACGACCGCCTTAACTGCTCCCAGCATGTCTGGCGGCCCGATATTTAGCACCCGCTCTACTCGCGACGCGATCACAGCACTCGCTCCGGCATTGTCAACGTTATTGCCGAAGGTTGTGTACTGATCTCCAGAGTGTCTCATGTCGGGCATTACCCCTTCAAAAGTGACCCCAACGTCCTCATAGAACTGGCACTTGAATCTGCCGGCGGTAGATTCATCCACCAACCTGAACACCTCATCAGGTCCTCCGTATTCCTTACCTTGGTACACGGTGCCGGTAAAATGCGACTGCGCGGCGAACTCACGATACACATGCTGCTCCACATCCAGCACAGGCTCGCGAATCCCCGCATCCCATCGGTTCCCATCTGCACAAATCAGAACGCACAGTATCCCGTTGCTGACCAACATCCAATTGTCGTCTCCGGCCACAGCAATGAACGCGCCGCGTCGCCCGGCGAGGTCACTGTAGGCACGCGAGGCGCACCGTGCAAACCGCTGAGCTTGAGACTCAGCGGCGAAGTTCGGGTCGAGACCGGAATTAACCAGTACAACAACCGAAAACCCCGCACCAAAAGGAAATGTTGAGTGCTCTCCGTCCCACTGCTTATTAAGGCACTGGGACAAAGAATAAAAGAATGGGCCCTGTATCACCTTCACTCTCTGATCTCCCGGCGGCGAAATGTTGCGCGGATCCTTCAACTTTCCGATGAAGTCAAACGAATGGTTCAACTCCTTCTTCAAGAAAAGCATGCAAACATATACCACGTCGTCAGTTCCGTGTTCCAGTATTTCCCTAAGCTCGCGTTCATTCTGTGCCTGCACAGCTCCAGAATAGCGTGAATTCCACTCGCCGAAATCCTTCCAAATAACGGCTCTGTAGTCAATCATGCCATCTAGGGCGCGTCGCATCTCCCCACAGAACCCAATCTGGGGGTAGAGGTCGCGCTCATGCAAGACACGAGTGCGCAGCGCGACGGCCATGTTCGTAGGCACGTCGGCTTGCATTCGGGGAATCACCGGATTAAAGATGATAGTGTTTGGAAACACACAGGATTTTTCCGCGTTGCCATCAAAGCCCGTCAATTGTTCAACGGTCAAAGGCACACCTTCTGGCCAAGTCTTGATCCTAAGCTTGGCCAGAGCCTCTTCCTTGCCCTCAATCTTACACAAATCGGGCAATGCATCAGTTTTGGAAACATAACCGGGCATTCCGTCATCCGACAGAGGCCCGGGCCTTGTTGACCCATCACACTTGAGCTGAAGACTAGCAGGCTGCTCGGCCGCGCCACTCATATACACACAGAGCGCGTTCCAAGCAGAGTGAATACAAACCCGCTCCGCCCAACTCAAAGGCGCCATAGCGCAATGCATCCCAAAAGGCGGCAGTCGTCGACAAGCCACTTCCAGTGGAGTACGCCCAGTGAGCAGCTCCCCCGCTGACGTCCAGATCAATTCTCCGGCCGCAAACGAGTAGCTACCCACATGTGGCATCCCATCCATCACCTTGCCAACATTCGCAAAACCGCCATCAATTCCAACAGCCGTCGCGAAGTCAACCAGTGACTTCTGGGTCTCCTCCACCAGTGGCACCAACCCACACATAGTTGCATACACCGCCACACACATCTGGGAACGATTGTCGACCAACGACATCGTCCCTGTCAGAAGGGAGGTGAGGACTGAACGCCACGACAACGTCGGCAATGCGGGCTGCCCAGTAGCCAGTCGAACCGTGGCCGCAAACTGGATCTTCCTCCAAATGGAGGCGATCACGCGGCTAGGAGCCTTAGCTATTCTGGTCAGCAACGATTCCGGGGCCCGAAGGCTCACGGCACGCGCAGCTCGACGACGAAGGTACGTCAGCACCAACAGCAAAAATGGTACTGCCCCAATCAGTTTGGGGAGAGACGTGAAAAGCGCCGCCCATGATTTCAATGGAGGCAACACGTCCAGAAGACTTCCACGACTGGTGGTTGTCGTGTCGACGGTAGGGTAGAACCGCTCATTCAGCCTGGCTCTCTCATCTATCGTCTTGGGAGGGAACATCCAGTTCCACAGTGTGGCACGCGCCTTGGCTTGCTCAGTCGACATATCCACAACCTCTACAGTTGCTTCAATCACCTCCTTAAAGGTCTGCACATCCGGGGTTTCAACTTGCGCCGCCACCTTTCGCCGCGCAGTACTATCACTCCCCGTTGTCGTCGGCTTGAGAGCCATAGACTTCAACGTCGCTTCCACTGTCGCCCGAGGGCAGATAGTGTAGTGGCATTCCTCCAAACCACGCATCACTACGTAGTCCGGGGTAACCACAATCACTTTCCTTCGGGACACCTCCTGGTCAAATCGGTACACTCCCTGTCGCAGGCCCGTGGCGGCCCAGTTCCAAAACTTCCCGTCGATTCGAACGGCCTCAAACGATCCAGCCGGCGCTCCAGCCGCCAGCAGTGTCAACTTCATGATACGCTGGGTCCCAAACTGAGGGCCCCACTCACGAGCGACAACAGCATAGCGGACTCCGCCCACTGTCTCGTAGAAACCGCCTAACGCGATCCATTCTTGGTACAAGTCTGGCTGAGAGTCGTTGTTCCCATCGATTGACCTAATCCACACAGGCTTTCCTGCCTGAATGCACAGGCGGTACTTCGGCTGCGTGTTGGTTCGATACAAATCGTGGAACACACACCACATCTCTCTGTTGCCAGACCGCAACAGTACTTCAATGACCTCCTGCTTACTCATGTGAGTAATGACGTCCACGCACATGAGCGTGGAGGCAGCAACGCTGCACACCTCCAAGCCCCCACATGGCGATTCGAATCCGACGTCGCGCGCTGTTTTCACGCTACGGCAGATATGCGGATACTCAACGTCTACTCCACCCACTTTCAGACAGGGACCACGCGCCTTACCCTGATAGTCCTTGACAGTCAGGCCGCTGGCACGAAGGTGTCCGATGAGAGTCCAAGTCAACACATGCCTCAAGGCATTATCGTCGGCATGAGGATTCCCCTCTTTCACCCCGTTCACCAGACCAAGCGATCCTGCGACGCCGGCCAAAGCAAGAAAAGGCTTGGGCTTTAGCTTAACGTCGAGGCGAAGGTGCGTAGTTTTGGTAAGATTTGCTTCTGACAAAGCGGTCGCATCAGACTCACTCTTCTCTGCTGGCGTAGGGCGCTCCGATTGCTCTTTGCGCCCACCACCTTTCCCCCTCGGCTTATCCGGTTGTTTAGTACCCGGCGAGGGACGAGGCGTTCCAGCCGGCGTTCCCTTCTGAGACCCCGCCGGCGAGACACCTTTCGACTGAACTGGTGTTTCAGTCTTCTCCTTAGATTCTGACCGCTTCTTAGCTTTAGTCTTCTTCTTAGGAGCCTTTGCAGTTGACTCTGCAACGGGTTTCTTTTGCTCGCCTTTCGGCTTGCTCGCTGTTTTCTCAGCGACTACCCCAGCGCTTTTCGGCTGAACGGAAGAAAGGTTTGCTTTTGAGGCCATTTCCTTAAAGGCCTCCGGTTGTCTAGCCGGATTTTCTTTCACTTCCAAGATCTGCTTACCTACGACAGGGGCGGGATTTGCTTCGTATCTTCTGGTGGCCTTCAAGAAGCGTCGCTCAACATCCAAAGCAGCCTTTTTGGCTTCCTCGGCAGAGCGAACTCTCTCCTCTTGGGTCGGCTCGGGCGACATGAACCTGAAGGGGATTGGAGAGTACAAGGGCACAGGCTGACGCCATGCCGCATTTGGCAGCAATGGAGCGTCAAACTCACTGTGTTTTCCCACGAGATGATCAGGCGTCCGCCTGGCCAACACCGCAGCCTCATACTCCGCACTTTCCTCAGTCGTCATCGCTCGGACAGCTTCCATCTGAAAAC